AAGAGAGATCGTCTGCGCTTAGAGTTGCAGTTGGCTCTTGCTACAGAAAACGTGTCAGAAGTTGAGAAACTAGGAAAACAACTAGCAATTTCTCAAGGATTAGGTACGGACTTGGCTAAGTTTTTAACTAGCCTTCCATCTGCTAAGAATCCTTTTGAGGCATGGAAAGGCTTTCTTGATGGTCTAGAGGCGCAAGCTGCTCGTATTGCTAACATGAAACCACAGATGGGTAACTTCCAATTTACAGTTCCAACTGGAAACTTTACCTACGGACAGGGCAACCCACTTAACACAGATGTATTCGTTGATCCAAGAGGCGTTGGTGGCGCTGGTGGCTCAACAGTCGTTGTCAATGTCGCTGGGTCAGTCACCACATCCCAGAATCTTATAGACGAGATTCGTGGCGGGCTTAACGTAGCTGCACTCTCTGGCTCATCCGCTAACGTAGAACGCAGAATCGGCGGCTGGTAATGTCACTTCCAGCAGCCATAAACGTATCCTTTGACTTCTCAAGCGGAGCGACCTTTGGTACAGGCTTTGTCATTGGAGACCCAACCTACGGAGTAATTGGAGTTAGCAGTTTTGGCTCTGATGCCACAATCATCCCAGTAGTTGATCTAACTCCTAACGTTTACAACATTTCCATCAACAGAGGGCGCAACATCATGCGCGATACCTACGAGGCTGGCAACGCCACAATCCGAGTATTAGACCCTAACTCTGACTTCAACCCACAGAACACAGCATCGCCTTACTTTGGCAAACTAGCACCACTTCGCAAGATTCGTGTATCTGCTACAACTGCCACTACAAGCTCATGGCTCTTCAGCGGTTATGTGCAGGATTACAAGTACACCTACCCACAGGGGCAAGAAACTGGCTATGTGGACATCATTGCTACAGATGCTTTTCGCCTATTCAACATGGCTAACGTGCAGACAGTTCCAGACACAGCAGCAGGGCAGGACACAGGCACACGCATAGGCAAGATTTTGGACTACATCGAGTTCCCTTCTTCCATGCGCTCTATCTCGACAGGGCTTAGCACCTGCATCGCTGATCCTGCTACAGCCCGCACAAGCCTAGAAGCCATGAAGAACGCAGAGTTCTGCGAGGGCATGGGCGCTTTCTATATGGATGCAGAAGGTACTGCCGTCTTTAAGAACCGCACCGAGGTAGTTGAGTCAATCGGCACAACTCCTACCCAGTTCAATCAGACCACAGGTATCCCATACAAGAACCTTCAGTTCGCCTTTGATGACAAGCTCATCATTAACGATGTGACCTTCACCCGCTATGGCGGCGGCACAACGCAGGAAGTATTCGATAACGACTCCATTGCCAAGTACTTTCCACACAGCCTTAATCGCCCTGACCTTGTGGCACAGACAGACGATATTGTCTTAAACGTAGCGCGTGAGTATGTGGCAACTCGCAAGGAAACCACTATCCGCATAGATGCGATGACAGTTGATTTGCTGGATACAGCAGTACCAACAGATACCATGATTGGGCTTGATTATTTTGACAATGTAGAGATAACCAATGTCCAGCCTGATGGCTCGACTATCGTCAAAACGCTACAGGTTCAAGGGCTAAAGTGGGATATAACTCCCAACAGAATGACAGCAACAGTAACAACGCTCGAACCTATTGCGGATGGCTTCATCGTTGGCAGTAGTCTTTTTGGTATAATCGGCACATCTATATTGAGTTACTAGGAGAAAAATGGCAGCAGGACTAGGCTACATCGAGTTTAATACAGGAGACGTGCTTACGGCTGCCCAAGCCAACGGGTACCTAGCCTCACAGGTTGTGATGGTATTCGCTAGCGCAGCAGCTAGAACGTCTGCCATCGCAAGCCCACAGGAAGGGATGATTTCCTACCTTAAAGATACAGACGTAATTCAAGCATATTCTGGATCGGCGTGGGTTACAAAATCTGGAAGCTCACCTTTAACAACTAAGGGTGATGTTTATACATATTCAACAACCGATGCTCGCCTTGCAGTTGGCGCAAATGACACAGTTTTAACCGCCGACAGTTCTACCGCGACAGGCTTAAAATGGGCTGCACCAGCAGCAGGCGGCATGACTTTGATTAGCACAACAACATTGACTGGCGCATCAGTTGTTCTATCGTCAATACCTCAAACATACAAAAATTTGTATATTGTCGTCCAAAACTTTCAAGGAGATGCCAATGACAGGCAGCTACAGATGCGCTATAACAATGACAGCACAGCAAGCCGACATTATACTCAATACACTACTGGAAATCAGGAAGGTGTAGCTTTTAATGCGGCTCAAGTAACTATAGTAGCTGGTCAGCATACCACATCCGCAAATGGATTAGCCGTTGTGGAAATCCCAAACTACACAAATACTGCAAGTTGGAAAATAGGTCGAAGTTTTGCTATAAGTAATAACTATACTACAAGCACAAATGCCAACACAAGTATGAATCTTGTCATATACAATCAAACGGCAGCAATTACTTCACTTGGATTCTTAATAAACTCAGGAAACTTTGACGGCGGTACAATTCTACTTTATGGAGTGAACTAATGACTACTACAAAACCACAGGTTAAAATTGTCAATGTTGAAACTGGCGAGGAAATTGTCAGAGATGCTACTGCTGCTGAAATAGCCCAGATAAAATTAGATGCTGAAAATGCAGTAAAGCTACAAGAGGAAGTCAAGGCAAAAGCCGCAGATCGTGAGGCACTCTTAAATCGTCTAGGCATTACTGCTGATGAGGCGAAGCTTCTACTGGCATGAACCCATGGCTATGCAAGGCAGGGCAGCAACTAAGGGAGCAGCTCGATGATAGTTACCCAGACCGAGATCGCAAGAGCGATGGGTGGATCGCAGATGCACGACACCTTGCGGGTGGCACATCTGATCATATTCCAGACCGCGCTGCTAAAAATGTGGTCAGAGGATTGGATCTTGACCGCGATCTCTCTGGAAAGTCAAAGCCCGACCTCATGCCTTACCTTGCAGACCAGATTCGACTCTGCGCGAAGTCTGGAGATTTACGAGTTAAATACCTTATATTCGATGGACGAATTGCATCATCCAAGAGGCGCTGGGCTTGGCGAAAATATACTGGAAGCAATAGCCACAAGTCTCATCTTCATATCAGCTTTACGAGCAAGGGTGATCTCGATGGCTCGTTCTTTAATATACCCATGATAGGCGGAGAATAATGAACATGAAGAACCCAGCAATCTTGACAGCAGGTGCTTTCCTAGCAGCGTGGGGTGCATCTAACTTTGCACTCGACTATCGCTCAATCCTATGGGCTGTACTAGCAGGCGTATTCGGGTACGCAACTCCTAAGAAATGAGCGCGGCAGACCTCGCAGCTTGGGCTGTAGGAATTGTTACAGTCCTTGGTGGTGTGGCTGCTTATACGCAGTTTATGATTAAGCATTACCTAGCAGAGTTAAAGCCTAACGGCGGCTCATCTATCAAGGATCAGGTCAATCGCCTTGAAGTGCGTGTCGATACCATAATCGAGATGTTAGGTAAGTAACACTTTACCTATGGCAAGGAAACGACCAGTCATAGACTTAGATACTTACAGCGCGCTTGATGCTTACTGCATAGCGATGAATGAGTATTACAAGTCTCTGCGCAGGGCAGGTTTTTCAGAGACTCATGCTTTCTGGATGCTCGGTGATCGTGAATCCTTCCCTGATTGGATTATCCCTAACCTACCCAATCGCATAGATAACATCCCATACGATGACGATGATGAGGACTAATGGCTTCAGTCAAAAGGATAGTTATCCTGAGCGACCTTCAAGTTCCGTTTCACGATGTCTGGGTAACACAGAATATAGCCAGATTCCTTAAGACCTTTAAGCCAGACCAAACTGTCACCATCGGCGATGAGATTGACTTTCAGACTATAAGCAAGTGGTCAGAAGGCACACCTCAAGCCTACGAGCAGAGCCTTGGCGATGACCGAGACCGCTGTGTCGAGCTGCTATGGGAGCTAGGGGTCACAGACTGTTTGCGTTCTAATCATACGGATCGCTTGTACAACATTATCATGAAGAAGATTCCATCATTCCTATCTTTGCCAGAGCTTCGCTTTGAGAAGTTCATGAAGTTTGATGAACTAGGCATTACCTTCCATAAGAATCCAATGAACATCGCTCCTAACTGGATAGCAGTCCATGGAGACCACACACCAATCAAGCAGCTAGGGGGCTTATCAGCCCTTGAAGCGGCTCGTAGGCATGGAAAGAACGTCATCTCTGGTCATACCCATAGGGCAGGGCGTAGCGCCTTCACAGAAGCCTCTGGCGGGCGTTTAGGGCGTGTTTTACATGGAGTTGAGGTAGGTAATCTCATGGACTTCAGACAAGCCTCATACACCAAGGGAACGGCGAATTGGCAGCAAGCCTTTGCCATCATGTATGTCAAGGGTTCTAACGTCCAAGTGGACATAATCCACATCGAGAAGAACGGCACATTTATTGTGCAGGGCAAGGTCTATGGACGGGTTCGCTAGTCCAGTCTTTGAGGATGAGAATCCTGCTGAAATCGTTATACGTTTGTTATCTAAATCTGGGGGCTGTCGCATCCATCTGATGTAATACTTCTGCCGTACACGAAATACGGGTACAGAAGGGCTCAAAATGAATGTAGATCATGCACTTATTGGAATGGGTTGCTTAGGCATAGTCTTTGGCTTCCTACTTGGCTACGCCAAAGGACACGAACACGGCAAGATTCAGGGCAAGATAAATGCCCGCCGACTTATCAAGGCACAGACACAGCATCAGGTTAGCCGATGAACGCCGGTGACTTTCTTACTCAAGCCAAAGCTACGATACAAGATCGTGGTATGGACTATGGACATCCATCAGACAATATGCAAAGAACCGCAGCACTATGGAGTTCATACCTCGAAATGCCAATCACTCT